GGTGTTAAAAGGAGTTTTCATTAAGATGGAAGTACAAATGACTAATGTGACTCAATCGGTCCTCGCGACCATTGAGAGAATGGTAGAAAACATGAGTGATCGCGAGGTCATCATGGAGTTGTCTGAGTCTAACTTCGAGATTGCAATGAACAATGTGCAACCTCGTAAGAAGGCACGAGAACTGATCGTTGAACAAAAATGGTTGAACCGATCATGAGTAAAGACTTTACGACACCATCTACTTTTTAGTATCATTATAATATTAAGAAAAATCATTAAAGGAGTGAAAATGAGTATATTAAATAGTGAAGACGGCAGATATGGTCTGTATTGGGAACTGCTTGATAAAGATGGAAATCTAGAAGCAGATTGCTTAGGATATTATGATTCTCTTAGACGATTAATTCCTCTGGCGAAAGAGTTTGGGATTGCGAATAAAATCCTTACAAGAAAGAAAACATTAGGTGAAGAACTCGTGATGTTTTGTATTGATCATGACACTGGCAATATCTATGACTATTGCCCATGGGAGCAGGTATTTAATAAAACTGATTCCCATGAAATGCTACAAGATGGTAAGGAGTTAACACTATGAGTCATTTTGGTAAAAATTCCCCTTACTTCGTGTCCGAGCATATCTCGGACGGAAGTGACCATCGTGCCAAAGGTATCTATCAGGAATATTCATTCCCCAATGGATATGGTGCGAGTGTGGTCAAACATGCTGGATCGTATGGTGGAAAGCAAGGACTCTGGGAAGTCGCAGTACTACAAGACGGAGAACTATGTTATTCAACTCCAATCACTGATGATGTGATTGGGCATTTAAATGATCCACAAGTCGATGACATTTTGGGCAAGATCTCAAGACTATAATGTACGACAAGCAAATTAACATCCAGCAAGACAATCGAATCAATTGGTTATTTGGTTGGATCAGCATAGAATTTTTAAAATACAAGGGAGTCATTAAATAATATGAATCGAATCGGATATGTTTTATCGATTTCACTCCTTATGTCCTGTGGAAGTGGGGGAGGGAGCACGCCAAGCAGCAGTGCCACAACTATAGACTCAGCATTGACTGGGAACTCTCAATCCACACCCACCACAAGACTAGATAAAACATATCCCTCTTCTTCCTGGGAAACAGCAACCCCCAGTGAAGTTTCCCTTTCCGATGATAAAGTCCTCGCTCTGAGGAATAAGTTCACGCAAGGATCTTTTATACTCGTCAAAGACGGATATATTATTGATGAAACATATAATACATTTAATCAATATGAACCCCAACTCACAGCATCGCTCACTAAGAGCATTTATATTACATCCTATGTCGACTACATGGACGATGCGAAGATATCCTGGGATGCAAACATCGTAGACTATGTAGACTGGTGGGTTGACATTGAACAGGGTAGTATCTACACTCGTTCGTTTCGCGATCTCATGGCGATGAAGAGTGGATTCGTATCACTTAAACGATTAAATGCTGAATGGTATTTAAATAATCCTTTTAATTTAATACAATCCACCAAAACCATTGATCGCGATTATGGTCATTGGTATTATAATAATGGAAATATCGTATTACAGACGATTGCCTTGCAAAATGAGTGCAACTGCGATGTTCGCGACTGGGTCACGGACATCAACAATCTGTTGGGGATTCGCAGTGCAGACCTCACCACAACTGAGCAAGGTGATCCAACTGTATATGGAGGCATTTACATGGATCTGCCTGACTTAGCACGATATGGATACTTCTGGTCTCGCTCCTGTCAATGGGACGCAACGCAAGTCATGCCGATAGAACTCTGTGAGTCCATGTTCGAAACGCAACATACACCAGAGTCATGCTATGTTCCCGATCCTACAAACTATCCTGAGTATAATCTATGCGAAGGAATGCCATGGAATTATGGATATGGATTTTATAATAAGGATGGATGGATCTTTGGATCAGGAGCAGGCAATAAATTTATAATATTTCATGAAACCTATGATATTATATTGGTTGCCTTTGGTTTACCTTTGAGCGATTTCTTTGCTGAATTAAACAATCTACTTTACTAACAGATCGTCTTCTGTTAATATACGAAACCCATACTTCCTATTCAAACAGAACTCTTCTGCTGCTTTAAACTTTGCCTCGTTGACGAGGTATCTACTCACTTCACGCAAATAAGTTCTCGTGCGTCGCGAACGAGGTTTGGGTGGTTTCGTCTGTGCTTTGGGTTTGACCTCTATGACATCGTTGCCGATTGATCCATCTTTCTTTTTATATTTAATAAAGAAGTCTGGGAAGTATCGATGGACTTTATTATCTACAGGGGAACGATAGGGAATAAAGAACTCTTCCGATGCCCATTCTAATATTGCATCGTTGTTATCACAATACACCATGAATCTTCTTTCCCAAAGGGATCGATAGTAGATCTTTGTCGGATCACCACGATATTTCTTTGGGTTCTTACAACTGAATCTTCCACTGTATGCCATAATGAGTATAAATAACTGTATATATTGGAAGTATTTATATGGCAAGCATTAACAAGATCCTAGATAAAGTCGGAGAAGCAAAAGAAGCATACAATACACTCAAAGGTATTTCAGCCAGTCTTAAGGGCAAGAACTATACCTCTGCGAATGATGCTCTCGGAGAACTGCGTGAAAAGGCAAAAGCAGAACTCGATAAAAGACGCAATTCAATCAAAGCACTCTCTAAGAGTGGTACATTGACTCCACGACTTGCGAAACAAACACCCCAAGGAAAGTTTACGATACTGAAGTTTCCCTTTGAAGAAACTCTACCCAATGCCATTGTATTCCGTGCAGAAGATACTGCCAGTCGGAATTCCGAACTACTACCAGATATTAAAATAGAATTATATATTCCTGATGGACTCAATCAAAATTCATCAGTCACTTATGAAACTGCAGATATCGGAGCAATGTCAGCAGCAGTGGCAACCGCAGCAAAAGGTGAAGATGGAACCGATAACCTTACAGGAGTGAGTGGATCAGGACTGATTAAAAATCTTGCGGAAAGATTCGCAAGGCAAACTGGAGAAGCAGCATTAGGTGATGCAGGGAAACTCATTAATAAAGTCGCAGGAAAAGCAGCAAACCCTCTTAGAGAAACCTTCCTCAAAGACGTGCCCTTCCGAACCTTTGACTTCTCATGGACCTTTCAACCCAAGTCTTTCAAAGAAGCACAAGAAGTACAAAAGATTATCACAGCATTTAGACTCAGAATGCTACCCAAAACAGCAGAAAATGATTTGTTTTTAGTTTATCCACCACAATGGAATATTAAATACAAAGGTCCCATACAAGATAAAGTAGAAGGATATCTTCCTGGAATGATTATTACTGGAATGAATGTGGATTATACAGGAGGGCAGAAGTTTACAGCATTTGCCGATGGTTATCCTACTCGTATCACCATGGGTCTGAATCTAACTGAAACTAAGATCCTATCGCGTCAGAATTATAGAGAGTTCGCAATCGGTAAAGATTGGGATATAGAGGGTGTGGCAAGAAATACTGGACCCCAAAAACCTGGAACTTAAAGCATGAGTAATCAATATTTCGCAAACTTCCCAGAGATTCAATATAAATTTGCTGATGGTAACTATGCTACCATTAAAGATCTATTTCGCAAAGCGAAGATAGAGAATGAACGCATCGATTCCATTATTAATTATACCTATTACGAAGTCCAAGAAGGAGATAGACCCGATGTGGTTGCTTCGCGACTGTATGGGGATGGGGATTTGTATTGGACTTTCTTTTTAGTCAATGATTTCCTTGGATCCATGAATGATTGGTATCGAGATAGTGTTATTTTTGATGCATTTATGAATGAAAAGTATCCTGGATATGTGTTAAACGCAACAAATAGCACAGATATTCTCACAAGTTCTGGCAAGTTTTTATTAGGGGAGGCATTTACCTCTTCCAATGGAGCAACAGGTCGTTTATGTGAAATCAATGCCACCATGAAACGCATCGTTGCGATCTATGATGGTGCATTACAAGCGATTGCAGGCAATACCATTACAGGAAATATTAGTGGAAGATCCTTTACTCTCGCTTCCACATCAAAACATAGGGATGCTGTGCATCATTATTTGGAAACTTCTGGTGTTTGGAGTAACCTAGACAATCCAACCAACACAGTGGTGACCAATGAAGAACATGAAAGAAATCTCAATGAGGAGAAACGACGCATTAAGATCATTGAACCTCGTTACATACGACAGGTGGTTCGCGAGTTCGAATCCATCATGTCCATTACATAAACCATAGGAAATTATATTATGCCCATGAAATTTAAAAAAAGCGATATCGTTCGACAAAAAGACGGATCATTCAAAACAACTCATTATTATATGAAACAACAAACCACTGAGATGCTGTTGAAATATATTAATGGCGAAGAGCGATGCAAAGGCAAGCAACGCAGAAAGTGCATCGTAGAACTCGACCGACGCAAAGTCTCTTATGTGTGGTCTCCACTAGCAACCCCTCCCGAATCCCTTAGTTTATAAATGAGTACACAAAGAGGTCAATTTAAAGTTCACTGCATTACTCTTGCCAATCAAGAGGGTGAGACCAGTGACATTCAGGCAGCAGTCGGACAGATAGACCTCTATGAAAATATATTCGATACTTTTATTACTGGAACTCTGAGAGTCTTTGATGGATTGAATCTATTAGAGCGATTTAGAGTCTTTGGGCAAGAGTATGTGCATATTAAATTATCTCAATACGAAGGCACTGGCGAAGAAGCAGCAAAATCTTATACGATTGATAAGAATCTGCGTATATACAAGATCACCGATGTAGAAAGAGTCTCATCCAACTTGTATACTTATCTTATTCATTTAGTGGATCCTCGCATGTTCTTTACACGCAAGGCACGACTCAGTACTACCTATAGAGGTGCCATCTCTGATATGATTGCGAATCTATGTATTGATAAAGCACATATATCCAAAGAAGAGTTCGATTTATTTGAAGAAACCAAACCTGACAATCTGCAGTTTATTATACCTAACTGGACTGTACATCAAACCATTGATTATTTAACTCGAGAGTCCATGACCATGGACAGTGATGCAGTGTGGTCGAATCCTTTCTTCTTTTATCAAACAGTCAATGGTGGATTTCGTTTCGCATCGATCGATAGCATGTTGCAAATGAAGTTCCCTCTGGAATTTACTTACAATTTAGCACGATCGACACAAGTCGACTCTGCTAGCAAAACTCTAGAGGACAAGGAAGGTGGCAAGGCAACACAAATACTCTCTGTGACCACGAGCAAAAGATTTAATATTATCGAAGGATTAGAGATGGGAATGTATGCTGGACGCAAAAACTCCTACGACATGATCACTAAAATATCCAAAGATGTATTATTTGATCTGGGTGAAGTATATAATCGCAATCCGAAAGGACATTTATCGGGATATCCTGTTGTACGCATATCTGAAGACTTTGAAAAGATCGTTGAGGGTGGAGAAGTGATAGATGAAGATACACCACCAGACTACAGAGAGGTGGATATTGATACCAATTTGACTAAGTCTTACGATGCTCATTATAAAATATCACAGAACATGAACCATCGTTTTGGCGTGAGTAACGATTATACTGCCAACGATGTGTTTCGTAACATAGACTTTGACAGCGACAGTGCCGATTCCTTTGAACGCAATGCCATGGAGAAACTCTTACATCAGAATGTCACTCGTATTACCATTCCAGGTCGTACGGATATTCAATGTGGTCTGGTGTTACATGCGGAAATACCTATGGTGCAAGTCGATGATAATATCGTCAAAAATCCTTTCGATGATAATCAATTTTTAATCACTGGAATTAAATACGAATTTAAAACAGCAACCAAAGAATCTTTCTGTCATCTAGAATGTGTGAAAGAATCCCTCGCAGCAGAAATAGAAACCAGCAAACTCGAAGTGAGTGATGCTTATAGGAGCGATTAATGGAATTATATTATGGAATGGTAGAGGATAGGCACGACCCACTAGGAGTGGGAAGAGTGCGTGTGCGTGTACATGGGATACATACGCATGACAAACAACAAATAGCATCGGCAGATTTACCATGGTCAAGTGTGATCATGCCCACGACCGAAGCATCGCTCTCAGGTATAGGCAAGACCACTCATGGTTTGATTGAAGGATCCACTGTGATCGGAGTTTTCACTGATCATGCCAAGCAAAATTT